ATTGGCCCTGGCGTCACTGGCCGCCACTGTCATTGGGCTGGCACTACGCAGCCACAACACAGAACCAAAGCGTTCAATCGTCACTCCCGTGACGCTGCCCAGTCCTCCCTTGATCTGCTCCGCAATGTCAGCAGCACTGATCTTGTTCTCTGTGACATTGGTCCCCGCCACAATCACCGCAGCACTGGCTGTAGTCACCTGCACCGTGGTGCCATTGACCGTGACCTTGTACTCTTGGCCGTAGTTGGCAGCTCGCACCCAGACCAATGCCTCGTGCTTGGCTGGCCTAGGCGTAATCGGCGTAATCGCCGGGTCCATCGCTGGGATGGCCTTGGTATTGGTGATGAAGGTGTAGTCAGCAATGCTGACCGCACGGATCTGCAGCTTGGCTTCTGTGACGCTGCTCAGATAGCCGTACCCATCCGGGGCACTGACCGTCTGCTCTGTGCCATCTAAGCCAAAAACCCTGACTCGATCCTTGGAGATGATCGCCAGGTACTTCTCGTTCTGATCCCTCAGGATCGAATGAACAAAGATGTCTCCAAAATCAGCATCGCTGACCTTGGCCAGTGACACTGTTCCTTCACGCTTACGCAGCCCAGAGACCACAGACGAAAACCCATTGACCTGGATCTCGCCTTGGCTTGGGTCTCGCTGGGCATCTGCCTGCTGACTAACGCCCTGGATCAGGTTCGGGACCGTGTACGCCAGTGGCTTAGCCAAGGTGCAGTCCTCCCCCAATACGACGCCCCACCAGGCCGTAGCCAGGTGTGTAAGTCGGGAATGGACGTAGGCCAGGACCACTGGTCAGGATGTTGTATTCCTCGTTCTCTGCTTCCATCCGCAACAGCTCGTTCAAGGCCACCTGTTCATCCATGGCATTGAACTGAACCGTGTTGCTGTCACCCAAGGTCCGTGCTGAGAACATGCGCCCAGCACGCATCAAGACATAGCGGTTGAATGGCTCTGGACAGTCATCCCACGGCAACAGCCAGACCACATCAGCCTGGATCTCCTCCACCGTGTCCGGGAACTTGTAGGTCCGATTGACCCGGTCATAAACACGCTGGCCACGAAGCTGTAGGTCACGCCCTACTGCCTGGTGACATGGCGTCCAACGCACCACATTGGCTGGCACCACTACTTCCTGAGTGGTCTTGTCTTTCCTGAAGGGGAACAGGTATTCGGTGTTGAACTCCCACCCCCTGGTCTGACCCTCTTTATGGACTTCAAGGATCATCCGCTCCGCTAGGCGGGCTTCACCGATCTCCTCGTTGTCCAACGAAGAGACGGGCATTTCCCCGATTCCCTCCAGGCACACGTTGACCGCATCCAGGAGCGTTGTCCTGGTCGGTGTGACCCCTTGGTTCCGCAGTCCCATAAACCATTACGACCCCGTACTGGCAATGGTAAGTTGAGGGAGAGGGCTGCGCTAACAACCCTCTCCAGCACCATCACCCGGGGAGGGGTCATGGCACAGGCACGAGATTACACAGGCATCACGGTCAACGGCAGGACCTGCGTTGGCATGACGGGCCGGAAGGATCCATCAGGGCATCAGCTTTGGACGATCCGCTGCGACGGCTGTGGGTGGGAGACCTACAGCAGCGCATCCAATGTGTGCAACTGGATTAGGAGGAAGTCGGGCTGCCAGAAGTGCAACAGCGGCGTCGGCAAGGATGTCCCCCTTGGAACGAGATGCCAGCTGCTTGTCTCCACTGGCCCAGCCCAGTCGGTTCTAGGGAAGCCAGGCCAGCGCATCGTTCCGGCTAAATGCGTCGCCTGTGGCAAGGAAGGTCTTTTTGCGAAAAGCAACTTCACCCAAGGAAGATCCAACTGCACATGCGCCACTCAGACGCTGGATGGGCAGTGGCAAACCCCGGAAGGGACAATGCTTGTGAGCGCCAGAGTCCGCGCCAAGAAGGCGGGACGCGATTGCACCATCAGCATCAAAGACATCATCATCCCGACCCACTGCCCACTGCTTGGCATTGAGATCATTCCTGGCGCGACCAGGGAGCAGCTTCCCCAAGCGCCAAGCCTGGATCGGATTGATAGCTCCCTTGGCTACGTGCCAGGAAACGTCTGGGTGATCTCGCATCGCGCTAATCGAATCAAGGCTGACGCGACCATTGACGAGCTTGAACTGGTGCTTGAAGGGCTGAAAAAAAGGGCCAGCCGTAGCTGACCCCGAACATTCCAACCAGCCAACCGTACTCAGGCAGTAACGACTGCCACGGCGGACTCTGCACGCAGCACGCCCATGCCCAGGGCCTGACGGGCCACAAGCAGGTCGGACTGGTACTGAACGCGGAACTCAGGTCCTGTTACCTGAAGGGAGGGACTGAGAAGTGTCAGAACGCCAACTGCTTCCTTCGAGAAGATAAGCATTTCGCATTTCGACAAATCTTGCACATAATCCGGGTTATAATCACCGGCCTGCAGGCTGTAAGCAGGCTGCTGAACGTGGTTGCTGGAATACAGGGGGATACCAGCCACACGAGCAGTCACGCCCTGGGCAATGGTGCCGTTGCCGCCACCGCCACCGTTGAAGTCGGTGTTGATACTGCGGCTGCTGGCGGTAATTGCGTAGTACGCCTCAGGGGTGCAGACGGCATACATGCCGTCAATACCCACGTCCTTCTTCTCCAGCGCAATGCGGGCATCGAAGATCGCATCAACCAGGATGTCGCCCTTGGCTTGCTTGGTGGTGGCAGTGCCGTAACCAGCAGGCAGGGTGATCTTCTTACCGATGCGACCAGTGTTGTCCGCAGGGCCCTTGGGCTTGGGGCTGCCGTCCTTGTTCAGGGGCTCAGTGGCATAACCAGCTGCCGCATAGATCATGCGAGCAACACGGCGGTCATATTCATAAGCCAGAGCACGGCCCAGTTCTGTGGTGTAGATCTGGCGGACATCGAAGTAGGACATCAGCTCGTCCATCTGATAGATCGCCGCATCGGAAATCATCAGAGCGTCCAGGCTGATAACCCGCTCATTCAGGTCGGAAGGATCATTGCCTTCGCCCAGAATTGGGGTGCCGGGCTTGTGGTAGCGAGCTGCCATTTTGCCCGTGATCGGGAAGGCAACCGACTTTCCACCACGGATGTTGCGCTCACGGGTCTTGCCCTTGAACACACACGCGGTCATAAACGCATCGAGCACCTCAGCGGCGCCCAACTTGAGCATCAGGGCGCGGTCTGCATCCAAGCCAGAGGCACCAGGGCCCCAAGTGGCGGCAGCGCCCTTGATTTGACCTAGCCGATTTAGGGCTACATCAGGAGGAGTGGCCATTGTTCGTGAAAGTTAGGTGGGTTGTTAGACCTCCTTCCCTTCTCAGTCACAGGTTGTCCTCCTAGAAGGGCCTGCCGTACAGGTGGTGTCTGACCAAATGATACGGCCCCGTAAAGGTCAGAACACGTCAGAGCGCAATAGTGCCGATTGCACTTTGCCTCGATAGGCCTCATCTACGTCATACAAACGCTGGCCACGGTCATTCCTTTTGTTCATGGCGTCCAAGACCTGGGACTGTGACTCGAACTTCAAGGCACTGTCAGGCTTGCCGCCACCAACCAGTTCAGGCTCCACCAGGTCCGAACCATTGCCACCAAGTGCTTGCACTGCAATGGCACGCACTGCCCAGCGAATGGCATCCACATTGCCCTCGGAGACAACGTCGTTGTATTCCTTGAGCAGATCAGGCTGCAGGTTCTCCCTGGCCCATTGGCTGACCTTCTGGAAGCCTTCCTCACCACCAACCATGTCCTTGATGGAGGCAACTTCCTCCTCGGTCATGGCGTAGTAGTCGTCTTCACCTCCCTCTTCCTCGCCCTCTTCACCCTCTGTCTCGTCGTCTGCTTCTACGTCAGACTCTTCTTGAGAGGACTCCGACTGGGTTGGCTTGCTTCGCTGGCCCAGCTTTTTCTCAAGCTCTTGATACGCCTTGGCAAGCTCATCAGGGCTGTTGAACTTGCCTAGCAGTTTGTCGGCTTCACCTTGCTGTTGAGCAGCCTCCTGCTCTTTGACGAAGTCATCCAGCAAGGCTTCCTGTCCAGGAGCAACCATGCCCTCTTGGACGCCCTCGGCAGTGTTCAGGCTGGAGTCAAGGTTCATGCGGGGATCTCTTCAGGGTTGGCTGATTCCATTCCGCTCTGAGCTACTTGCGCAGCTTGAGCGATCTTGGATGGGTCATTCATCGGTGATTGCATGGCCTGTTGCATCAAGGCCTGCTCTTGAGCTTGTTGCTGTTCTTGGGCAATCTGTTCATCAGACTTCACCAAGTTCAGCGTATCAATACCCAAACTGCCAGCCAATCGCCGGATCAGTTCTCCCGGTTGGATGTACTGCGGTATAGCGTCCGGCATAGTTGCGCCGATGGTCTGGACGAACTGGACGACTTTTTCCAGGTCGTTATTACGGCCCACAGCCGCAAGACCAACTGAGACCACTGGACGGACGAGTTCCGGTGGCAGGGCGGGTACTCTTCCAGATCGGACGAGCAGGTCCAGCTTTCGGGAGACATAAGGCTGCTGGAACTCTTGGCTGAGAATGGAGTAGATGGCTCCAAGGCTGTTCTCGATCTGGATGGCTTGGAGGCGTACTTCCTCCGCTGTCGTCCTTTCGCTGTCCCGTACGTCGGCCAGCATGAAGGCTTGGCTCAACCTAGCTTCAATGCGAGCCAATCCCTGCATGGCCACACCCATGTCTTGAGATTTCAAGACCTGGAGCGGGGCCACGTCATTGACATCCCCTGGCACGAACGCACCATTGGCTGCTTCAGCCAGTGCCTTGGCTTTGGTGACACCAGATGGCTTGACCAGGAATCGAACCGAGGCACAGGCCAAGGAGCCTTCCGCAACGGCCTGACTGAGTGCATCAGCCGTCTGTAGGTCCGCCAGGGCGGCTGATTCCACATACGACACGCCATAGGGCTGGCTATCCACCCGTGACATGCGCAGGGGCATCCAAGGGTTGCTGGTGAGGGGCGCTGTGCCCTCACTGCCAGGGATGATCCGACCCTTCACCTCCTGATGCCACTTGCAACGCTTCTTCTCCCATCTGACATGGGTGTAGATGCGAACAGTCCGGTCGTATTCCTTCAGTGGTTCGTCATCTTCCATCGGTAGACGGCCCGCTAGGTCGTCTTCCTCCAGCAGATCCTTCACCTTCTGCGGCAGGGTGTTGTAATTCAGCACCTCACAGGTGATTGCCTCAATCGGGTTCCCCATCGGATCCCGCTGACAGACGTACCGATTCAGGTGGTACACCTTCAAGCCTTCCTGCCCGACATAGAGCAGGGCATTGCCGGTGACGATCAGCCACAGCAATGCCTCGTGGAAAGCAGTCCGGTCGTTGGTTGCCTCAATCGAACGGAGCACTTCCTGCTCCATGCGGGCTAAGGCCTGCTCGTATTCGGTCTTGGCTTCCTTGGGGATGCCTTGACGCACCATCTCCACTTCATTGAGCGCAAACCGAAAGAAGGTCTGCGTTGGTGGAAGTAAGGCCAGCATCATGCGGCTGGCCAGGTTCAACACACCCCTGGCACCAATGCCATTCCATGGCAAGGCATGGGTTTCCTTGATGGTCTCACCGTCATTGGATGACGGCACCAGGTACGGCAAGGTCAGCCGTGCTGCTTCCCGTCCACGATCCAGGTAGTAATCACGGTCACTCCGTAGTGCCTCATAACGCTGTGCAGCAGTTGCCATGATCAGATCGCCAGGTTGAGACCAACGCCAGTTGCCTTGGCAGGCGTAGTACCAATGCTCAGGCTGTCATTGGCTACAGGCTTGCGCTTATCAATCTCCTTGGTGGTTTGAGCACCAGTGGCAGGGGTTTGATAGGCGCTGACCGCATAGGCACCTTGTGGGGCTGCCTGCTGATTAGCCATGGTCATCTG